TGACTAACTTCTGAAGTTGTAGGTCCAGAAGGTGCTTGCGCTACCGCTGCTTTTTGAACTTGTGTTACAATTCTTCTATCATCTCGTCTTTGTGCAATTCGTCTTCCCATCGCATCTATTGTTCCAGCATTTCTACCTTTTAAATAATTTTGATATTCATTTATATTTGCACTATATGCTTTTCCAGTTGCAGGATTTATTTTTCCAATAACATTTTTTTCATAATAAGCTTTATTTATTTCGTGAGTTTTTTTGCCTATACCAGTAATATCCATAAATTGTATTAAAGGTGAAAATCTACCTAAACCAGAAGGTTTTTGATATGAATAATCTTTAAATGCTTCAGCATCTTTTTCTTGTTTAGCAATATTTAATGAAGTTGTATTTCTATTTCTTACAGATGATAATATAGTTTGTGATCTATTTTTATCAGCACCTCTTTCTCTATTGTTAGTATTAGAAGTAGATTTTGAGGTAGATTTAGAAGTAGACTTTGAAGTAGATTTAGAAGTAGACCTTGATGTAGATTGATTTCTATTTCTATCAGCACCTCTTTCTCTATTGCTGCTTCGTGAATTACCTCTTGAACCGTATCCGTATGGCATATTATTCTCCTAACAAAACTTTCTTTTTAACTTTTTCTTCATCATCTGCTAGACCACCAGGACCTGTGAGAATAGTTGATCTACGTCCTTTTCTAGCACGCATAATTTTTTCCATTTTTTCTCTAGCTTCTCTTTCTCTTTCCTCATCCTCAAAACTTGGCGGCTCTGGCGCTGGCGCTGGAGGTGGCGGTGGAGCAGGTATTTTTGGTCTTAAAAATCCCATATTTTAATCCTTATAATATTTTATATTCTGATATAGCATTAGGAAATCTTTTATTCAAATTTTCTTGATTTGGCAACTCATCAATTGCAATTGCCATATATCTAAACGCATCGTTCGCGTGGCTCGACCAGTCGTGAATTGGTTTATTTGAGAACATTCTCATCTTTTCATTGTACTTTCTATGGTAATGTCTAAGCGCATCTATTAATGGTCGGCAATTTTCAAGATCAATATAGACTCTAGGAAATATCATTTTTGCAGCATGGATACCGTCTTCTAGCGGTAATTTTGGTAAAATTTTAAAATTTATACCTAATTGATAAGCAACCTCGCGCCTTGTTTTACCCAGGCTAAATTCGGTAACTTCAATATCGTGCGGTGCATAATGATGTTCGTAAAGATAATCTTTTTGTTTAATGATATTTACATAGTGGGGTAAGCCTTCTCGATTGTTTTCATAGTAATCAATTATTCTAACGGTGTTACCTAGTTGTTGAAAAAAGATAATAGACGTGGAATCTCCTACACCGATGTCCCAAACTGTACTCACTAAAAGACTAGGGTCATACTCAATTCTACTTATCCTACCTTTGTCTTCTGCTTGCTTGACCAGATTGCCATATATAGAACCTTCGATGTTGGCAATCCAATCACATTCAAATTCTTGTTTATATTTAGCTTCACCCATCTGTGCTAAGGCTGCATCTAATTCTTCCTGGTCAATAATTTTAGTTTTAGATACTGGAGCTGTAAATGCTAGCCACTTGTCATCTTTAACTGCATGTTGATAAATTTCGTAAAAAAAATTTTGCATGCCAGCAGGAGTACCTATGAAATAACAAAACCCTTTACGATCTGATAATGCAGGTCTTAAAATTTCATTCCAAAGTTTAGGGTCTACTTGCGCTGTCTCGTCTATACACACCCCGTCTAAAAATATACCTCTTATGCTTTCTGCGTTCTCACTCGATAACAATGTTATACGAGAACCATTAGGTAGGTCGCATCTTAATTCTGTTTCGTTATATCTTGTGCCAGGTATCTTAGCAGTAAATTGTTTAATATAGTCCCATGCGATACTTTTAGCTTGCTTATATGTTGGTGCCACATACGCGAACCTTGGGTTTGGCAAAGGGTGCATAAGAGCTGCTTTAATAAGATGATTAAGAATACAAACTGTCTTACCAAATCTTCGGTGGCAGTTAAGAACCGCGAACCTGTGCTTGTCTAATTGGTCGTGCAATTCTTGTTGTTGGGGTCTAGGTGTATATAATTCTATGTGCATTAGTGTATCGTTGGTATAGCATCAAATAAGCTATTGGTTGTTTCATAATTCATGCCAGACTTTGTTAACATATAACTTGCAAAAGCTTCAGCAACATCAGAGTTTTCAAAACCATGAACATGTATAACTAAACTATTAGTTTCTTTGTCTACAAATGCAAGTGTTGTTAAGTTATCTTTAATTTTAGGTTTCTTATTTTTCATAGTGTTGTCTGTCTGTGTGTCTGTAAGTCAAAGTCCCAATATATATATATTGCGACCTGCGACCAGTTTAGCGGGTATAGTGGCATTTTTGCAACACATTGTTGCATTTTTACATGCTATTGATTGTATCTCGGATATTAAACCCGCGCCAACTGTTCTTATACTTTACTAATATTTCTTCATTGTGTTTCTTTTGTGTGTTCTTGTTTTGTTCGATCTCCATAACACACGCGCGAGACTCTGTCTTCGCTACCAAAAAAACCAACAATCAAGACTTTTTATTGTTCTGTGCAAACTTAGCTGCAGCTTCTTTGCTACCAAATCCCCACTTCTTTAAAGCAAGAGCCAGACGCGTAGGCTCACCATTTGGTTTCTTCATTGGTCCGTCCATCCCAGCAAACCTAGCAGCAAAGCTCACTCGCCTTGGGTTCTTTCCTTTTTTAACTGGTGCCTTCAAGTTACTTCCTTCAGTTCTTTTGAAATACTTTCGACCAGCTTCAGTCAATCCGCCTGTTTTGCTTTTATGTTCTTTTGAAAATCCCATGATTAAGCTTTTTTCTTTTTAGGAAATCCAGCCTTCATATTCTTATAAGCTTTAGCACTTATTGTGCTTTTGCTTTTAGGTCTTGATGTACCTGCTTTTTTTCTTTTATTAATATTTCTATAAAGCGACATATATTTTTCCTTGTTTTATTTTGTAACATTACTTTATCAATCATTGATTGACATATCGTCAAACAACAATTATAAGAACTTTATAACTAACAAAAGGAAAAATCAATGACAAAAAACTACTCAAGTGAACGTTTTGTTCCTAAGCAGTTAACTACAAAAATCAAAGAAAATAACTTTGTAGATTTTATCTGGAACAACGACAAAAATAAACCATCATGTATTGCTTTTCCAAAAAAAGGTAAAAACAAGCTTTGGTGGTATAGATTTAAAAATGTCGAACAAATGAACAATCGAATAAATGATCTTATATCTTCTTATGAAGAACGTGAGAAAAGAAAACAAGAGTACAAAGCAGAAAGACTTAAACCTCATACATTAAAAGTTGGAGACATTTTGTATACTTCTTGGGGTTATGACCAAACTAATATTGATTTCTATAAAGTTGTTAAATTAGTTGGTAAAACTTCAGTTATGCTTTGTAAAATGTATAATCAATATTTAGAGTCTGATTGCATAGCTAGCGACAGAGTTATACCAGGAGACATCAAAGAAAATGCAGAGCCATTTTTAAAAAGAGTTAATGGTAAAGACAACCACATCAATATCTCATCTTTTGAATTTGCTAGAAAGTGGGATAATTCTCCTAAATATCAAACCGCAGCAAATTTCGGACACTAACCTTCAATTACCTCGGGAGCCTTCTCTGGCTCCTGGGGTCTTCCCCAACTAATTGTAATATTATTATCCGCCTTAACTTCCTGTTTAATTTTATCTCCAAATATTCCACTTGCTAGCTTACTTGCTAACCATCTCGCATGGTGTGCTAGTTCTCTAGTTTGTTGAAAGTATTTCGGGTCTTGAGGTTTAGTCAACATCTCGTGTATTTGGTCAAGGATGGTAAAAGTTCCAACCTCTCTCGCTTTCATTATCATTTTATGAAATTTATCGTCATCTCTCATTTTACGGTAAACCACAGACAATGACGGATAGTTCTTATCCTTACATATTTC